GAGGTTCATGTCAAACTCAGCTACAAAGCCGAGTGACTTGGCCAGAGCTCGCTTTTTCGGCCTGCTCATAGCCCGAACCTCGTCAGCACTGATTCCGGATTCCCCGGCAATCGCATCTAGGTCTTTATAATGACCTGAGAAAAGCGCTGACATTACGTACTGCTCGTGTGCTTGTTCTCGAATATCGAATTCAAGCCCACGTACTTCGCCACCTGTTGACAGGCAGCGGAGTAACCGACGTGTGAAACCGTCGGCTTTGCCGGACATTACGTCCATACAAAGCAGTCCGTAAATCTTGTTAGTATGGAGAAATTCCTTAACAAGATCTTCTATCTCGGGTACGTAAGGCAATCCTGCACCCCCGAGGTAGGGCGGAACGAAGCATAACGCGTTGTTCCAATGGGCATATCTGCCCATTCTTAGAAACAATGTTCTGGATAAAATATCTTTGAGAGGTTTCCAAGGACCAGGTAACCATTCGAGTTTCCTGGTTAAGGCTTGTCCCTTCCCAACTGCAGGGTCGGGGAGAGATTCGCCTGGCTGGTCGGCTGTGACCTTCCCATATGGGGAGAACAGTCGTATTTTCATTGCGTCCACGTGGCAATGTTCATCATACGGTACCGCGAAAAGCGGTTTATCCCATTGGGTAAGTTTCTTACCCTCGAGGATTAAGGGTTCCTCACAATACTGTGCGGCCCTCCGAGTGATGATAATTTTCTCTCTGTTAATCCTATGGCCGAGAATTAGATGTGCGTCAAGAACTGACGACAAATAGTCCATAGGTCCGGCTTCGATAAAATCGTCGCCTGCGCTCTCTGAAATCTCTTCAAAGAGTGGTCTCGGATTCCGAAGGAATGACTTTATATCGCATTTCGCGAAATGAAGACAAATGGCAATTTCGTGTGCCAGCAGCCAGTTAGCACTAACTGCTTCCTTCGTTCCTGGGTGTCCCATCAGTATACCACTGGTTGAGACGAACAAATTTCTTGTCCGTCCGGGAGACCCTTCCCGAATTTCATGCGCACATGTTAGTAATTCTACCAACAAGTGCAGAAATGGCATGGTTCGGTTTGCTCCGTCGAGTAGGCCGTGCAACATTGCACGTGTATACTCGTGCGTCATATTATCAGACGCAGCCTCGAGATCACCAAACATAAATTGGTAATCATCGGGGATTGGAGTCTTCCGTCTAGCAAGATTCGTTGCGAAATCAAAACCCTTCCAGCTTCGTAAGAAGCCGGAAGTTAGACGGGGGTGTGCACTTAAAATCGGTGCTAGCTCGTGACCGAGCGGCTGGAGAATGACTGTTTCCCAATCATGGGCAACAGTTATAACCCGAACCTTATTCCCAGGTTCACCGATTAAAGACACACGAACTTGTGGAGGTACTCCACTAAGTTCTAAACGACTACCTGGAACCTTATAACGAGGTCCCTTGAGTATACCTTGCTCTATCCCCTGTTCAATTGCGAACTGGAGAAATTGGTAGCCGGTTTGACAATCCAGACCGAAAATCGGTTCCTCTATTTTATATAGAGGGTCAACACCAGGAATGGTGAATGGAGTGTCGAAGTTCGATTCAAGGAAATTGGTCGGACCTCCTTTGGAGTTGATCATCAACTTCAGAGGATGGGCTCTACACATAGTCATGAAGAGGGGTAAACCCGTCTCCTCCCTATATGTGGAACCAAACCATGTTTCACCTGTAAAGGTATTCGAACTTGGTTTAAGGACGTACGTTCTTACGAACCAGTCAAGAAAATCTATGACACGTCCTCCGTCAACTCGCGCGTTATTATAACTTGCGGTTGCGGACAGAGAGAGATGTGCTTGCGAGGGAATATCGCTTGCTTTCACGTAACGTGAAACTCTCTTTCCTATCTCGTATGCTGCGTCAAGCAGTTCCGGATAGATGGGCCACTTGCGAGTCAAACGCTCGCGAAATTGGTCCATTTCCTTCAAGACCCTCTCCTTCCGCAAAGAGGGTGAAGGGAAGTTCCTAGTAGAGCACAAGTGCGCAAGACGCATCTGATACTCTTTTGAGTTCGTTAAGAACGCTAGGGACAACCAAGGGAAGGCCTTAATCCAACCCTTTCCCAAGTTACCTTTATGGTTCATTGGGAATCCAGCCTGCAATAAAGCAGGTTGTCGTACGCCAGCATTACGCTGACGAACATGTAGAGAGAAACGCTTCCACATGGACGTAACAGAATCGACTGAATGGACGCCATTTGATATGGCCCATTTCCACAGCCGCCAAATCCAACTTGGTATTACACGCAAGTTGAAGAGTTCTGGACTACTAAGTAGTATACAATCCTCAATGGATCGCCAGAGTTCAACGACACGAATCATTTCGTGTCGTTTCATGACGCTTAGTTTATCTAAGACGTCAGGACGTAAAGTCCGAAAACCGTCCAGTTTGGTCAGAATATCCTTCCGCTCCAAACGGTCCCTATCACAAAAATTGTGACAGTATTGGTGTCGTGTGATGTAGAAATCCCCCGCCAATGAAGGGACCTCCGGACGTTGCGGTGCGAAGTCCTTAGACTTTAGGCACGGCCACGCCATCACGTTGTTGAAACCACTCGTAACGAG